CACCACCAGTAGTTGTACTGGTACCAGCACCACCACCACCGCCGCCGCCTGTATTAGCGGTTCCCGCTTGAGCGACAACGGCAGAAGTCCCGCCATTACCGCCGCCAGATGTGCCTACCCAAACATAGTCGCTATCACCAGAGCCACCAGCACCACCGCCGCAATAACCATTAATACCAAGTCCGCCATTTCCTCCAGCAGAACTGTTACTAAATCCACCAGCACCACCAACTGAACCTTTTCCACTTCGTACGCCTGATGTGCTAAATCCGACACCATTTGAACCCATACCGCCGCCAGGTCCGCCTTCGCCATTGGTAGCACCAGCACTGCCGCCACCACAAGCACCATCTTTTCCTCTTTGCGTGTTAGCAGCAGTGCCATCTCCTAAACCACCACCGCCGCCGCCAACTATTGACAGTAAGGCACCAAAAGAAGAAGTGCTTCCATTGGTTCCTTGAGCACCTGAACCACCAGCGCCACCTGCTCCGATTGTAACTGTGTATGAAGTGCCAGGTGTTACTGTCAATAAACGAGTCAATGCACCACCTGCGCCACCTCCACCGCCACAAGCAGTTACGCTGGTATTACCAGCACCACCACCACCACCACCTGAGACAAGAAATACTTCAACAGTTGTGCAGTTAGATGGAGCAGTAAATGTTCCAGTGCTTGTAAATTCTTGTACTTTCTGAGTTACGCCGCTACCAGCGGCTACTAATGAGGATACAGCCATTATGAAATCTCGCTTCCGAAGGCATTGAATGACAAGTCAGCATTTGATGCATAGACTGTGATTACATCTGTTGCAGCAAGAGTGATACCAATGGTAATCATTGTGCTGTTGTTTGCTGTAATTGCAGTGTCGTATGCAATGTACTCTTCGTTTGAAAGAGCAGAACCTGCAACACGAATCGCAATGCGATAGGTAGCAGATGTACCACCACGGTTGGCAACTGCAATAGTAGAAACTACTGCAGACTTACCAGCACCAACGGTGTATAGGGTTGTCGCTGTTGTTGCGCTAGGGGCGACTTGCCCTAGTACTTTGTATGTTGTTGCCATTGATTATGCTCCCATTGTCATTAGTGCTGTCGGGGTTGAATCTGCTGCAGCAACTGCTGTTGCTACTTCTGTATCTGTTGCCAACACTGTTGCAGAACCTGCAAGGTTGGCTAGGTCACGGGCTTTAGTCATTCAGTTGGCTCCTCTGTAGGTGGGGTAAATACTGTTCCATCCCAGGTATAACCGTATGCTGCTGGACCTGTTTCTTCTGTTACTAAAATTGCAGTTCCAAATGTGTGTGGTAATTCTTGGTCATCAAATACAAGGACAGTTGTTACTATCCCATCAACTATATAAGCATAATTAAACATTTATATTCTCCTTAGTAAAATAACATTACGCAGCCAACGCCGCCATTGCCACCAGTACCACCCTGGTTAGAACCACCACCAGCGCCACCGCCTCCACCACCGCCTGAGCCGCCAGCACCTCCGTTGCCTCCATTGCTAGAAGAACTAGCGGTACCATTACTACCATTTGCAAGTGCTCCAGCACCACCACCTGCACCACCTCCTGCGTTTACAGACCCAGCAGCGCCTGTTCCGCCTGAGTAGCCACCAAATGAAGTTGCTCCGCCTGAACCGCCAGTACCTCCAGTTCCTGAACCGCCGCTGCTGTGCTGACCACCAGCACCACCGCCTGCTGCGTATGTAGGGCTACCAGCAGAGCGCCCATTAGCATTAGAAGTGCTAGTGTGATTAGCACCAGCACTATTTCCATAATAAGCGGGAGATGGGTTTGCTGCAGTAATGTTTGGGCTTCCAGGAAGAATTGTTACTTCTCCCCACCCGTATGTATACTGTCTAATTGATGTTGTAGTAACATCGTTAGTAATTGCAGCACCTGCACCAGAAGAGTCACCACCGCCAGTAAAAGAACCACCAAGACCGCCATTAGCAATAAGCACCATACCAGGTATTGCGCCTGAAGTACTTGCACTAGTTGAGCCACTTACTGACATAAAATAAGGAGATTGCGAAACATTTGCAAAAGTAGGAGTTGTGGAATTGCTGCCAGACAGCCCAGCACCTCCACCGCCTGCAACTATTGAACCAAAAACGCTTGGGTTTCCCATAGTTCCACTGTTTGCACCAGTTGTGCCGCCTGTTCCGCCTGCACCAATAAATGCATATTTTGATGGGACGGTCCAACCATAAGAAACTCCACCACCACCACCGCCGCCTGTACCACCAGGGTTTCCCATTTGATATCCGCCACCGCCTCCGCCGCCACCACCAATAACAATGGCGAATACGCGTGTGACTCCAGCAGGAATTGTTACTGCACCAGATGAAGTGATTGTCTGCTGTAGAGTTAATGTTGAGTTTGCAGTTCTTACATCACTGATGCTAATACCAGATGACGGAACTGGAAATGTTGATAGACCCATATTACGATACCTCCACGCCTGAGATGTGAAAATTGATTGTTGTTGCAGATGCTCCACCAGTAATAGTTTGAGTAGCAGCAAGTACCTGCTTTAGGTCAATGTATACTGTTGTGTTTGCAGCAATCGCTGCAGTTGTGTGCAGGTTAGTACCAGCAAGTCCTAGTGTAAAAGTACCTGCAGTTCCTGCTGTATTGGTCACAGCGATATTGCTTACTACTGTTGTAGTAGCAGAAGGAACAGTGTAAAGAGTTGTTCCTACTGTAGTTGTTGCTGCTCCACGGAACAGTGCCTTAGTTGTTGTTGCCATTGTTTACTCCCTTTCTTAGAGTGCGCCCATAAGGATTAGTGCCAGTTCATCTGCCACACTTCCTGGACCATTAAGTACTACGTCGGTTAATCCTGAAATTGTTGTTACTGTTGCACCTGAGTTGATTGTTGTTGAACCAAGTGTCGGTGCCGAGTAGCCAGTTACTGTTGCCCACTTAAGACCAGTAGAAGTAGTTGAGTCAGCCTGTAGATATTGACCATTTGTACCTGCTGCCAACTTGCCTGGTGTATCTGCAGCAGTTGCTACTAAGATGTCACCCTTGGCATCAAACAAAGTCTTGTCAATTGCTGTTGCTAGTTCAAATGCTGTAAAGGTAATAATCTCTACAACATCTCCAGCGACAAGCGCTGCAAGAGATGTGATGCTTGTGCCGTTAGATGCTGTGTAGTCAGATGTGCGAGCAAGAAGTACACCGTTGAGGTATACCTGCTCCTTGCCTGGTAGGTAACTTAAAGTTACGCCATTAGCATCAGTTCCTGATAGTGATGTCTCTCCGCCAGATGCATCAAAGCGATAGCGGAAGATTGCGGCAGTTGAGGAGATTGAACCCCACTCTGTGCCAGTCCACGCATACATTGCATTGGTTGTTGAGTTCCAGTAGATAGCGCCTGTAATAAGTGCATTGCCATCATTGTCTACAGATGGAGCAGATGACTTAGCGCCTAAGTAGCGGTCATCAAAGTTGTCATAAGTTGTAGCAGCAGCGGCAGCACTTGCTGCAGCAGCAGTAGCAGAACCAGCGACTGTATCTACATAAGCCTTAGTAGCAGCGTGCAGGTCTACAGTTGGAGCACCTGACAAGGTGAGAGCACCTGTCATTGTTGAACCTGACTTAAGCACGAATGACTCGTAGACGGTTCCACCTGACTGGATTGCGCTTGCAATTTCACCAAGTGTGTCAAGTGTAGATGGCGCTGAGTTAACTAAGTCCGCAACCTTTGTATCTACGTACAACTTTGTAGCAGCATCTGCGTTGTCAGTTGGTGTAGCAAGAGTTGTAATCTTCTGGCTGTTCATTGAGAATGAGCCAGTAGGTGCAGCAAGGTCAGTTACTTTAGAGGTACGAACCTGTGTGTCAAAGTCTGAGATAGTGCTGGCTGTCTGTGTACCAGTGTGGTTAGCACGAGCCAGTGGGTCTGTAGCCAACTTGCTAAGTGCAATGGCGGCAGAGGCATTGATGTCTGAGTTAACAATAGTTCCATCAACCAAGTCAGCGGATGTAATAGTTCCGCCAAGAGACAACTTGCTGTAAGCAATAGCAGCAGTGCCTGATACATCTGCATCGACGATAGTGCCGTTAGCAATCATCGCTGATGTAACAGTTCCAGTATCTGCAGCAGTAATTGCTGTACCTGAAATCTTTGTCTTGTCAATGGCTGCTGATGCATTGATGTCAGCGTCAACAATTGTGCCATCAAGAATCATTGTGCTTGTGACTGTGCCAGTATCGCTGGTCTTAACCAAAGTAGCACTTGATGGAATTGTTGTTCCGTTGATGCTAGTTGCTGTGGCTACGCCAAGGACTGGAGTTACAAGAGTTGGGCTAGTAGCAAATACTGCTGAGCCTGTTCCTGTCTCATCTGTAAGCGCTGCACGAAGGTTTGCGCTAGATGGAGTTCCAAGGAATGTTGCAACGCCAGTTCCTAGTGAAGTAATACCTGTACCACCATTGGCTACTGGAAGAGTTCCAGTTACACCAGTTGTAAGTGGCAACCCAGTTGCGTTGGTAAGTACACCAGATGCTGGAGTTCCCAACGCTGGAGTTGTCAGCACTGGGCTGGTCAAAGTCTTGTTAGTAAGAGTCTGTGTGTTAGTTGTACCAACTACGGCACCAGTTGCACCGTGTGCTGCTGTTGTTTCAATGTGAGTGTTGGCTTCGCGGTAGTCGCGACCAATTGCCATATGGCGCACGATTGCACCAGCAGAGTGTGCTGTACCTGTTGAACCATCTATGCCTCTTGTGATTGTAAGTGTATTGCCAGATATGGCGGTGACATCTACAATTTCTTCGAGGGCTGTATCTGGGTCGATGACAACCGTAAAGGTTTCACCTGCTGAGATAGTCACACCACCAGCAAGGGATGAGCCAGATACGACTGTAGTTGTTGTACCTGATGAAGTAAGTGCTCCAGAGAGTGTTGTCTGCTGTGAGCGTGATGAGTATTTTCTAGTTGTCATTCAGGTTCCTATCGGCGGGAGAAGTGAACTCGTGGTGGATAATTCTTTTGCTGTGCCTTTGTCTCTTCTTGGAGACGCTGTGCGTACAAGGCGTAAAGTTGCTTGGTCGCACTCTGTGAAGCACCGTATGGGCGCTTTGCATCTGTCTCGTCAGCCTGTGGGCTAACCTGAGAAGCACGTGCTGGGTCAAGGAATGATAGAAGTCTGTAAGCAGTTCCAAGGATGACAACATCTCGTGTTGACTCTGGAAGTCCCGTCTGTGTTACATAATCTTCTGTGTTAGTAGTAAAGGCTGCTGGGTCAGTTGCATACACAACTCGGACTGTGCGTCCTGGGATTGGTGCAGTACCTAGTGTGATTGTCTGAGCGCCAGAGCCGAAGGCTGTAGCATCTGCAGTTGAGTCAAAGTCCCAACGTCGAATCGGAATCCATTCCTTAGAAGGTCCGATTGATTCCCAAGCAACAGTCAAGATGTTCTTGATGTTGAGGTTATTGAATGCGTATGTTGACTGTGCAGCGTTGAATGTAAATGATGTGCTCTTGACTGCAAAGATACTTGCACCTAGTGAGCGGATGGTGTCATTGATTGCACGCTTGACAGCATTACGAGGGAAGGTTGGAGAAATGGTTACCTTGGTGTCTGCCGTGTGCGTATCAGCAGTCGAACCTAGATAACCACGTCCATAGGGAGCGATTGTTGCAGTGTTAGCAACGCGGTCAAATGAATCAACCCACATCAACTCTTCATCAATCTCGATGATTCCCTTACCAACGTTCTCAGTCGAACCCAGAGACAGGACTAGCGGTGAAGCACTTGAAGATGTTGTAGTAGTAACTGCAGTCCTCAAATAGGTTGCTCGGTCTTGCTGGAAGGTATAACCAGCCAAGTTCAAGACAACCTCATCAATCATCTGACTCAGGGTGTACGACATTATTTCCTCTTATTCCCTACGAACGCGTCGTAGTAGTTAACATCAAAGGAGAACCGCTTCATATGCGGAACTGTTGCTGCAGTGTGAGCAAAGACTGGAATGTCAGCCTTGTCACATAGAGCGAAGAAGTAGATATCTTCACCCATAAAACTTTTACCGTGTCCCACATCTGAGAAGAGTGGTGCTGTTGGTAGGACCTCACGGATGCGGTCAACTACGCTGCGGTGCATCAGGACAAATCCCATACCCGCTGCGCCTACCTGTATTAACTTGTCTTTAGGAAGTGGATGGACTCTTTTGATTCCAACCTCTTCGCCTTGTGCTACGAACCAGAACAGAGTTGGCATTGGTTCCATCAGTGGTTCTTCAGGATGGTCAGTTGTGAAGTAAACCCCCGAAAGGATAGGGCGCTTCTCCACATCTTTGTTATCCCAAAGTAACTTAAAGGTGTCTGGGCTAATGACTACATCTGAGTCAACCCATAGAAGCCAATCGGATTTGTTGCCTTCATACCAATGATTGATTACTCTGTCACGCTGTCTTGCAATTTGATTGCCTTGGCTACGCAGGGTGGTCACGACTTCAACTCCTGAGTGGAGCATTACATCAGTGACCCCTTGCATAAACTTGCCATCGACCATACCGTTATCGCACCAGGCGATTGCTAACTTGTCGTTCATTGTCCCCACCTTTATTTATTTTTTCTTGGCTCTTGCGTTGTCAACAAGATTTGGATAAGGTCGTCCAGCCTTCTTAGCCATTGCCTTAGCCTTAGCCTTCTGAGCAGATGTCAGAGGTGTTGACTTCTTCTTTGGACTCTTCTTGTCCCAGAATGCTTTCTTCACCATTTCACCTTATTCGCCCAGTACGCTGCAGACATCTTGCCCTTGGCAATGTTCTTTGCGTGACGTGCCTTGAATGAAGCCTGACGCTTAGTAGGTTGTCTGTCGCCAGTAACACCCTGTTGACCAAAGCGAATAGTCTTTACCTTGTCGCCTTCTTTAGCCACAACAACGTGTGACTTAGTTGGGTGAGATGGTGTTCGCTTTGGCTTGTTAAAGCCAGAAACTCCTGCTCGCTTTAGTCTTGGGTCTGCCATTTACTTCTTCTTTGCAGCCTTCTTGACAGCCTTCTTCTTCATCATCTTCTTGCCCATCTTCATTTCCATCATCTTCTCAGCCTTGGACTCCATCTTTTCGCCCATCTTGTATGCCTTCTTCTTCATCATTTCTCCACCGCTTTCATTACTTCGGCTACGGATTTCGTAACCTTGTCTGCTCTAACACCCATTGTTCCTGCGTCGTATGCTTTACCTAGTATCTCGCTTGCCTTGTGTGCAGCCTCAACCTGAGCAGGGTGTGTACCTGCTGGTTGGATTCCTTGGTTTCTAGCATCCTTGTAGAACTTCAATCTACCCTGCCACTTCTTATCTGAGACAGGTCTACCAGCATCTCCAGTGTTTAACTGAAGTCCTTTAGCCTTGCATCCGAAACAATCTTCGTCGCACTGCGTGTGGTCAATTGAAACTTCTTCATATTCAAATGGTTTATCTTGTGTCTCATCACAGAGAACGCATCCCCATTTTGTAGCCACAAAGTCGTGCTCTGGGGTGAAGCCCCAATCAAGTACCTTGCTGATGTGCTGGTGCATAGTGTCCCTACTCTGCTACGAAGTTCGCCTCTGTAATATCTATATCTGCAGCAATCATTGCTGCCTTGGTTGCCTCACTGATACCAGGATGTTCGTGTCCACCTAGCCAGTACTCGTCGTACTCGTCGAGTTGGTCTTGTGTAAACCAGCGTCCAGTGCTGTATGTAGAGCCATCACGAACTACTGTCAGTCCGCGATTAAGTCGGAAGAAGTAGAACAAGCGATGTCCACCAGTAGGACCTTCTTCTACTACAGGTGTAGTAAATAAATAAGTTGTCATTGTTCTCCTTAATGAACTCACCCCAGAGGGGTAGACTTTTCAAATTTGCCTACCCCTCAGAGTCAATCAACTAAGCGATTGATGAACCTGACTCAATGCGGTATAGAGCCTCTTCACGGAAACGTGCGAAGCCTAGAACGCCGTACCATCCGATTGGACGGAAGCGGTTCAACTTGTCGGTTACTGGACCGATAACTGTGTGTGGCTCTTCTGCCACTGCCTCAGCAAGTGCTTGCTGTCCGCAGATGATTGTGCGGTACACCTTTGCAGATGCAGCACCATCAGTTGCTACGTATAGGCGTGGTGACTCTACGAAGTAAGCACCCTTGTAACGACCAACTTCTCCAGCCCAGATACGGTCCTGTGAGATACCGTATGCGTTAGGTACTACCCAACCTGCTGCTGATGATTCAAGCATTAGGTCGTGTGCTACGTCTGGGTGGATTCCAGCCCAGAACTCATTGCCACGGCGACCTGAAGCCTTGTTTGTACGCAACTTAGCAACTGCCTTAGCGATGTTCGCTGTTGACAATGTTGCTGCTGCTGTAACTGTTGCTGTTGATGTTGCTGTTGAACCTGAGTAGATTACGTTTGTACCGCCGCGAAGTGCTGTCATAGCAAGTGCGTCGATTGAATCTGCCTGGTTGCGAGCCATCAATGTAACGATGTCTGGGTCTACTGAGTTCAATGAGAACAACTGTAGAGCGCGTGTGTTAGTTGTTGCGTTACCGAACTCCTGCATTGTGATAGTCACAGATGTAGGTGTTCCGATTGTAACGCCGTCGATGTCTGTAGACTCTGTGAGCGCTGTTGTTGCGTTCGCTAGGTCTGCATACTTCTGTAGGACAACAACGTTTCCGTTGTTTGTTGGGGATACTGGGCGCTTGTCTGCTACTGCACGAATTAGGGGTTCGTCGCGAAGGGCAAATTCGATAGACTTATCGTATGCCTTCTGTACTAGACCTGCGCTACCTGCTGTTCCGCCGAGAGACGCTGAGTCTGTCGATGTGTAGTTTGTAGCCAAGTGTTCACCTCCTGGTGATTAGATACTATGAATGTTTGTTAGTTTGAGGCAAGGATTCGGTTGAGTTCTTCCTGGCTCTGAGCCTGGGCAATTCTCATTTCCAAATCTTCTGCTCGGTCAGGTGTTAATGCACCTTGAGTTACAGCATTCTGCTTACGTAATTCAGCAAGATTGCTGTTGTCTGCTGGTGCGTCCTCTTGCTTAGTAAACCCAAAGAGGTCGCCGTTTTCTTCGAGCCAGTTATTAACTGACTCTGGAGTTACGTCGTCCAAATCTTTGAGGATTAACCGTGCAGCCTTAGGATTAACACCCTGTTGTTCTAGGACTTCCTTGATGGAGAACTCCTTTTCCTTCTTGACGTATCCGCCAAGTTGTTCTTCGAGTTCCTTGATACGCTTCTCTTTGGAACGGTCAAGTTTCCGCAACTTTTTAATTAAGTCGTTTTCACTTTCTTGTCCAGTGATTGTTGTATCGTTGTCATCTTCTTCGTCCCAGTAGTTGTTGCTCATAGCAACTGTCCACCCTTCTATTCGTTGTAGTTCGCAAGCCGCAGTATCCAATCGGGGAATTGGGCTGGCTCTTGCTACCAGTCTGTTACGCTGACGGGGCTGGTCGGTCCGTTCAGGATTCTATTTATTTAGAAGTTACCGCTTGTTTGCGTACTCAAGCCGCCTCTGGATAAACCAGATTGACCGCTGAATTGCGCTGTCTCAAGTGATGCTAACTTCTGACGAGCACGTTGTGCTGAAGCAAGTGAGTTAAATACTTCTTGCTCTGCTTCGCTTTGTCCGTACTTCTGTGTAGTGCTTCCGTAAATCTCTGAGAGTTTCTCTGCAGTAGGCAGGATGTCAGCGATAGTTGCGTAACCCTTTTGTGCCTCAGCCTGTGATACGCCCTGTGCTGCTAGTTGTTCAGCAACTCCAACGCCTACCTTAAGACCTTGACGAGCACCTGCTACACCAATCTCTGATGCTGCAACTTGACGCTCAATCTTCTGCATCTGCTGATTAGGGTCAAGAACGTAAGCAACTAGGTCAGCATTGCCGATTCCGTAGTACTCACGAAGTTGCTTAGATATTGCAGGGTCAGCATTCTGTACACGCTGTACTGCAGTCACAACTCGGTTAGAAAGTTCTGCTGCTGATACGTCATTAGATATAAACTGTTGCACGTATTCGTCATTGTCAAATGCTGTCAAACCGTATGAGCGTAGAACCTGACGGTATCCATCTTCAAGGTTGAGATACTCTGCTGGCTGAAGGACTGTTAGTCCCTTCTTAAGACGCTCTTCGTTAGCCTTGAAACGCATTTTGTATTCATCGGTTGCCTGAAGTCCTAGAGTGATTGTTGCCTCTGTTGCTCCATCAATAGCAAGTTCTTTAATCTTGTTGCCAAGACCAGTCAGACCATACTTAGCAAATCGGTCCTGGAGAATCGTGATGATTGACTGACGATTAGATTCTTTCAGTTGAGCATCTGCTGCAATCTTATCTGCTGCAGCCTTGGCTGCAATATCTGCTGCAGTTGTACCAGCGAAAGGAGTTACAACATTGCCAGAAACATTAAGGTTTGCTTTTGCTGCTGCCGCTGCTGCTTCTGCCGCTACAGCCGCTGCCGCATCCTGTGCAGCCTTTGCTGCAGCCGTTGCTGCTGCTATTGCTGCAGCATCACCATCTGCTTTTGCTTTTGCTAAAGCCGCTTCTGCATCTGCTTTTGCTTTTGCTGCTGCATCTGCTGCTGCTTTAGCCGCTGCTGCAGCCTCTTCTTGTTGTTTAATTAACTGAGCCTTGAGTGCTGCAATTTCTGCAGCGGTTTTTGCTTCTGCAAGTTTCTTTTCTAAAGCAATTCTTTCTGCTTCTGCTTTATCTGCGGCTGCCTTCGCATCTGCTGCAGCCTTATCGGCTGCTGCTTTTGCATCGGCTGCAGCCTTATCTGCGGCTGCTTTCGCTGCCGCTTCCGCTGCTGCTTTATCTGCAGCAATCTTTGCTGCTGAGGTATTGGTTGTTACAACCTTGCCAGTCTTTGGGTCAACAGTTGAAGTGATTCCAAGGTTTCCATATGTATCAGTAATTTCTTTTGCTGTATCGATAGCATTCTGAAGTGCATCAATTTGAGCCTGAGTCTTGCCACCAGAAACAATCTTTGTGTAATAAGGATTCTGTTTTGTAGGAGTATTTTTTGCATCATTAGCAGCCTTAACGTCTGCTGCTGCTTTCGCTGCTGCAGCACGAGCCGCTGCTGCGCCTTCTGCTGCTGATACTGATACTGGAGCAGGGGTTGATGCTGCCGCCTCTGCTGTCTTAAGATTTGTTAATGCTGCGCCAGCAGTTTTGCTATAGGCAACAGGGTCCGCTATTTTGAGGTACTCCATATAACCCATACGGTCCTCAGATGGAAGCGATGCTTGAAGATTATTCCACTGCGCTTCTGTATATGCCATTATGCTAGACCCCAATCACGCATTACTTTGAGTGACAATGAATCGATAGTGTCACGTGCGTTGTTTGTCTTCTCCCACTCAGGTGTGGAACGAAGTTCTCTTTCAAACTGCCATAGTGGCTTTACCGCTGGCTTACCATCGGCACCAATGTATTGAAGTGCTTGACGTAGGCGAGGGTCATCGTAAGTAATAGAGTCAGCATCACGCTCAAGGATGTTAGCCATTGCGCCCTTATATGCTGAAGCGATAGCGTCTACGCTTGTGCCATTCTTAATCTGGTCTGCGTATCCTGGGAATGCACTTGCCGCCTTGTCACGAATCTCAGCCTGAATGTCTTCAGTTGTGGTTGTGCCAGCAAATAAATCTCTTGACTTCTGTGACCAGTAAGCATCATTGAAGTATCCTGTTGCAGCAAATGACTGAGCATATGACTTGAGGTCAGATGTATCTCCAAGAATCTTTCCGCCGTAGCCAGTAATCTTGCCAGAGAATAGAAGTACTTCATCAAACTGGTTGTCATCTAAACCGCGAGCATATGCATCTTCAGCAATCTTGTCGAAGTCTGTCATCGAAATCTTGATGCCAGCATCTACGAGACGCTTACGTGCTGCTACCTTGTACTTATCTAGTGAGTCAAGATATACGCCAGGTTGTTCTAACTTCTGTTTTGTACGAGCCTTGACTGTAGGGCTTAGATTCTGGTAGTAGTTAGTCTGATATAACTTCTCAAGTGCAGGACCAGTGCTTCCTGCTTTGAATAGGTCATAGACTTCCTGCAGTTCAGGGTATGCCTTTAGAAGTGCTTGGCTAATTCCGTATGAGAGTGCAGTCTGTACACCTTCTTGCTGAGCCTTAGCCAATGCTGCGGCTGCTGGGTCTGTAGTATCAGTAATTCCAAGCATCTTTTTTTGCTCAGCAGTTAGTGAACTAACACCACCTTTAGCAAGTTGTGCGGCAGCAGCCTGTAGTTGTTCAGGGGTATACGCCATTATGCACCTTGTACATTCTGTGATAGCCAACCAGAAAAGTCGATACGCTTCTGGCGGTCATAGTCATCTGGATTCTCTTGCTTGAGTTTCTCAGCAATAGTTAACTCTGCTTCTTCTTTGGTAAATCCAGGGGTAGTTGTTGTGACAGCCATACCTGACTTATCCTTAACAGTCTTGCTTACTGTTCCATTATTGATTTCAGCCTGAAGTTCCTTAAGGCGTGCAGCCTTTTCCTCAGCAGTTGGTAACTTGCCAAGTGTCTTCTGGTAAATAGAATCAACTAATCCACCTAGAACTACTGGGTCGTACTGATAGATAGACTTAGTAGGAGTAGGTGCTGCTTGAGCATTAGCGCCCTTTGAGTACCATTCAATGTACTGGTCAGGCGTTACCTTACGAGTACCATTAGAACCCGCCAGCCAGGCGCTTGAGCCTTCAACTGCCATATCCCAGATTGACTTAGCCTTAGGCAATGTGACATCGTTGTAGCCATACTTCTTAAGACGTGCAATAAAGTTATTCAGTGTGCGGTCATCCCAAGTGTAGAAAGAGTTCTGCACCTCAGTAACTGACTGAAACTTTTCTCCACCAGTATCAAGTTCTGTGTACTGAGTACCTGTAGGTGACATTACTTGCTTGCCTTTGACCACAGGAGTAGAGCCTAGGTATACCTTACCGATATAGCCAGTTGCAGAAGAATCAGCAGACGAACCGCTGCTTCCTCCAAATAAATTATCTAGTGCTCCCATTAGAAACCTTTCCGAAGGTCATCGTTTTCAAGTATGCGTGTGTAAACTCTGCTAAATGTGACATTCTCATCGATTAGGTCACCGATGAATGAGTCCCATTTTTCCTTGAGGTCAAGGTTTGCAGTGTTGTCTAACGATTGGCTTTCACGTTGTGCAAGTAAGCCACGAATATATTCACGTCCTGCTAGGTAATCTGCAACAGCCTTGATATCAGGACGGTTAGCAGTGCGCTTATCAAGAGTCATTTCCTTGGCAAATGCTAGGAAGTTGTTAACCTTATTAGTGTCAATCTTTCCACGCTCTGCGCCCCAAGAAGGATTCTCTGCAGATAGTTCAGCAATGAACTGCTTCTTAGCAGCAGCCAAATCCTCTGCACCCTTAGAGTTAAGACTCTTAAGTCCACGAGCAATGCGCTGCGACTCAATGAAGTCAATACCCTTGTTGTAGGTAATCCAACCCTTTGATGTTTGTGTCTCTGCAATAGCCTGGTAAGGGTCTTGAGACTCACGGAACTTAGTTGTACTACCAGGGGCTACCGCTAGTTCGCGTTGCTTCTTGTAAACAGTAGGTGAGAACTCACCATTGTTAGCATCTCCAACTACGAACCAACCGTACTCAGGGTTCTTAGCGATAAGGTCGCTGAGTTGTGTAGCACGCTTATCAGCCTCGATAGATGCGTTAACACCAGTGTTGTTCTTAGAACGGCTAGTTGTGAAGACGTAGTAATCATCTCCATACTTCTTCCAGAAGTTCTCTGTTGCATTTGCTGCATCTTCTTGACGCATCTTCTGGTACTCATCAATGTAGAACTGATAAGGAGACTTAGTATTTGTAGCAAAAGGAAGAATGAATCGGCTTGCAGCCTCCATAGCAAGGATGCCTAAAGCCCTATCGTTAATCTCTTTTGTAGTTGGAGGAGTATCACGAAGTCCAACATCGTACTTGTGGTTCTCTTCCATAGCAATAGTAACTGTCAAGTTAGCACGCATTGGGTCTGCTTCATCACCCATTGCAAATAACTTACGAAGTCCAGCACTCTGTAGAACAAGGTCTTTCCAACCAGTACCATCAGGACCGTAAGGAAGGATTTCCTTCATTATCGCATTCTGCTCTAACTGAGGAACTTGCTTCAGTAATGATGATGCACCGTACTGTACGAACCAACCAGCACCTGGGTTCCACCACGCTCCACCTTGGAAGATAAGGTTAAGTGATGCCTTAGGTACTGATAGTGGGCGGTCACCCAACTTCATACGCTTAGCCCATTCACCAG